TTCGTTTTTTTATATCGATTGATGCGGGCACAACTAAACGACTTGTTTATGAACAACCTGTTTTAGCCATCACAGCAAGCGCAACCGTTCCCGTGTGGTCTGTGACGCTTACCTCGCAAAATGCGTCATTTATGCAAAATGGCTTAGTATTGCAAGCGAATGCGATTCTTTACGCATCAACAAACAACGCCGAAACTTTTAATGTAACCCTAATCAATGCAGGTGACTTTTAATGAATAAAGGAAATTACGGCTATTCTTTGCCGCCTAACGCACCTACTCGCGTTGCTCCTCCCGAATGGCGGTCATTTAAGCTAATTACTGCGACGACATCGGCAGAGGTTGTGCCACAGAATGTCTATCAAATGTTTGTTCATGTGTTTGGCGGTGGCGGTAATGGCGCGACAGCAGGTGGCGGCGGGGGTGGCTTTGCTGCTGGCATTATTGACGTCATTCCGGGGCAATTATTGTCAACTATTACCGTTGGAGCACAGGGTGGTACGTCGTCTTATGGAACGTTGTTATCGGCGACGGGCGGCACTAATGCGGTTACAACTACTATTGGAACAGGTGGAACAGGTACAGCATCTTCAAATTTACGCGGGGTTAAAACTGCAACTGGTGGAAATGGCGGGTCGGCTGGCGCAGGCGGACAAGGGGGCGGGGGCGGTGCTGGTAGTTTGTATGGTGACGGTGGTCGAGGTGGAAACAATACCACATCAGGTCAAACAGGCGGCGGAGGGTTTGGTGGTAACGGCGGCGACAGTTCCAATACGGGAGCTTCTGGTGGAGGAGGAATTTTTACTGGCGGCGGGTCTACTATTGCTGGCGCGTATGGGGGCGGCGGTGGTGGAAGTGCAAGTAGGGGTCAAACGGCACAAAGTAGCACCATTGGAGGAAAAGGTGGTGGTGGATACGGTGCGACAGGAGGTTCAGAAGGGGTCACATCTACAAGCGGCGGAAATGGTACTGCGGGAAAACCGTTAGTTGGCTTTTTAGCTTATGGAAATTTAGCTTTAAGCGGTAGCGGCGGGGGCGGTGCTCACGCTTCATCATCTGGCGGCGCAGGCGCGGATGGCGCAGGTGGCGGCGCGGGTTTATATGGAGGTCAAGGCGGATTTGGAGGTGGCGGGGGCGCATCACCTTCTTATACAGGTAATCACGGCGGGTTTGGCGGTGGCGGTGGTGGCAGCGGTGCAACAGCCGGCAACGGCGGTACTGGCGGTGGCGGTGGCGGTGGCAATAGCGGAACTGGCGGTGCAGGCGCAGTGGTTTTATTTTGGACGGAGGGTTATTAGATGAAAGCATGGATTGAAAACGAAAAAATAAGAGATATTGCGCAGGGCGACCCGCTTGAAATATATCACCCAGATATTGTCAATCTTTACACCGTTGAAGTGCCTGACGATGCCGTAAATGGCGATGGCTGGGTAAACGGTGAATTAGTAAAGCCAACGCCTCTACCCGAACCGCCTTTACCACCTCGCACAATCTCACTTGATGACGTGCGCAAAGGACTAACATTTGCAGAAAAGGCTAAATGGGATAGTGACAAAACGCCCGAAATCGTCACGGCAAAAATTGAGTTTACGCAACCGCTTGAAGTTGAGCCTGCTACGGAAGTATTACAATTTCTAGTTGATGCTGGTTCTATTTCGCAAGCGTCAATGACTAAAATTATAGGATAAAGTCATGCCTGACGAAGCCTGCCGTTTAGCTAAAGTAGAGCAACGAATTGAGAACCTTGAAGAAATATTTGAAGATCGGGGTAAGAAGCTCGATGCCATAATTGCAACTCTTGAAGAAATGAAAAACGACCAGACTCGTTACAAGGGGTTTCTCGGTGGAATTGTTTTCACAGTGGGCGCAGTATTTTCGTTCCTATCTTGGTGGCTAGGTAGCCGGTAATGGAATTTTTACAGTTTGCAACGGACGTAGGTTTTCCCATTGCTGCTGCTTGCGTAGGAATGTACTTTGTATTTCTGACCATCAAATTCCTGCTTGATAGTGTACTTGAAAAGATTAAAAGCCTTATCGGCATCATCAAGCAACTTGATAAGCGTGTCACGGCTATGTCAGAGGATATTGTAAAAATAGATGTACTCATGACAGAAACGCTTGATATGCCAATTGAGAAAGAAAAAGTGGCACGTTTTAATAACCCGCAAGAAAAGAGAATTGATTAATGGATGTTGATGCATTAGCTAAATATATCAACCAGTATGGATTCCCTATTATTGCATCGGGAAGTATGGGTTATATTGTCTATTTCGTTTGGCTTTGGGCAACATCGATTGTTAAGCCAATCCTTACTGAAACCACCGACGCGCTGATTGAGCTTATCGACCAAATACGCCTGCTCGATAATGACATGATACGGCTCACACAAAAATTAATTACGGTACTTTCTATGAGATCAAGAAAATGAATATTGGCAATAAAGGTTTACGTTTAATTAAAGAATTTGAAGGTTGTAAACTGACTGCTTATATATGCCCTGCGGGTGTATGGACTATTGGCATTGGCTCAACGCGATATTCTGATGGTAGCGCGGTTAAACGAGGTCAGACTTTAGCAAATGAAGAAGCCGCGTTACTACTATTATCTAAAACATTAGCGTCATATGAACACGCAGTAAATGCTATCAAGGTTGATTTAACTCAAAATGAATTTGATGCGCTGGTATCGCTTACTTACAATATTGGCGCACGTAATTTAGCTAATTCAACACTTGTTAAAATGCTCAAAGCCGGTAATCCTAAATCTGAAATTGCTTTGCAATTTTTACGATGGGATAAAGCAGGGGGTAAGCCGCTTGCTGGATTAACGCGCAGGCGCAACGCTGAAGCAGAATTGTTTTTAAGCAAATAATTAAAAAGCCGCTTACTCAGCGGCTTTCTTCTAATTTCAATTGGTTCTTGGTTAACCACCTATAATACGCTTGTTCTGGTGACTTACCTGTACAAGTTACCGTATCTTCCCACTCGGTATAACATACCCAAAATAGTCCTACTTTTTTTAGTTTAGGTTTCATTTACGTTATCTCGACAATCCGCATCACACCATCTACGCGCATGACCAATATAGTCACCACACGTCCAGCATAAGCCTGTAGGGTTGCTGGTATCAATAGCGGATGCTTTTGATCTTATAATAGTTATCGCCTTGTCACGCATCATTTCTTCATGTTGCGTTGCAAGGTCGGTATTTCCTTCTTCTGTAGCCATCTTAATTTGTCTTGGTAAATTCCATAAGTTTATGGGCGGCAGTGTCAAATCAGACCATGTAATCATGGTCAGTTCAGTTTAACATCTTCTTTTAAAATCTCTTTCCAGCGCTGTAGCGTGAGGATAACTTCATCGATATCTTGGTCGAGTGTCTTGACTGACTTACCGGCTCGAAGTAATTTCTTGATAGCGTGTTGTTGCTCTGGTGCTACGATATTATAAATTCTAAAGATGCGATAAGGGTCTATTTTATGACCTTTATAGCTGAATTGATAGTGAGCATCGGCTTTTTGTTTATCTTCTTTTCTCAGCTCAATTTGGCGTAGTGCTTCATCGTGCCGGTTAAACTCGGCAGGAATATCCGTTTCTATTTTTACTTGCATTTCAGTTTCTTTTTGATGCTTATCTGCCGGATCGTAATTTTTCAAACGATAGAAACTGTCTTTACCATTAGGCTCTTTAATGAGTATATTATTGGCAACCATTTCGTGCATAGCTGCGAACACATCGGGTCGTTTAATAAACGGCTGAGTCACCATTACACGATCATGAATTTCAGTCACTGTCCAAAATTCGTTATAGCGCATGATTTCAAAAATAACTTTTTCTAATGACATAGTGTTAATTCCCATTGCTTTGGAACAATTAAGTGCCTTGTTATAAACTCACGGTAAAGAGCAAAATCAAGTTGCCGTGATTCAAGTTTTACTTTTTGTGTTAATCGCTGTCTAAGTGCGGCTTTTGATCGATGACAGGCTTTACAGTCTGATGATAATCGCCTTGTGCTTTTTATGTAATACGCATCAACAGGTAGGTTCTTGCGACAATAACAACATTCTTTTAATTGCTCAGACATTAATCAAGCTCCACAAATACGTTTGGTGCAATCCCATGCAGTTGACGGTTAATCTCATGCGCTACTTCTCGTATTTCCCACTGGACTTCTTTACCGCTACGTAGTTTGATGAAGTCATACCACGCTTGGAAGTTACCGACTACTAAAAGCTCTGTTGTTGTGCCTTGTGGAAGAATGAACCGCGCATCTTCTTTCTTTACTCCTTCGGCAATTAACTGTTTGTATAAATCTCTTGCTTCAATTAAATGACGTTCTACTGCATTGAACCTAATAACTTCTGGTATAACCATTGCTACTTCACCTTCATTGCAATACCTCTGACTACGTTGCAAGAAATCCAAATGCTTACTGCGAACAAACTGGTGACTACAGATACGGCTAATGTCTTCAACTAAGAATGTCGCATGAGCAAAGCGTAGTGTAGATAGATGCCCTTTAGTCACGCAGTGATAGGCTCTCTTAATGCACTGCTCTGGTGATTGTTCACCTGTCTTACCGTAGCATATTCCTGCAAGTAACCCGATGTGTTCTTCGGGATTGGGTGTGCTTTGCACTAGGGTTACTTTCATTTCTTACCTTCATTTTTCAATCTTGTTAAAAGTTTTTCTCGTTTTTCTACATAATACGCACCCCATAGTTCCCCAAGTTCTTTTTGTATCTTTTCAAATTCGGGTTCTATGCGCTTATACCTTTCAATCAATTCGTCTGGTACTTCCATTTCATCACCATCTCTCCCATAACCATTATTGCCAATTAACAAATACATAAAATCATGTCTTTCCTCAAACCCTATTGGTACTTTCATTTCTTCTCTCCAGTAAGTTGATAAGGATGGCAGGTTAGATTCCATTTTGAGCTAGTCAACTGCATAGATTTCAAAACAAAGTCTTGTCTTGTTGCCGCTGATTCACATGATACCTTGTCTGCAAATGTGGCTGTTGACTGTGTAGTATGGATGCTTGATGACCACGATGTAATCGTACTAATTAGTATATAAGCTGTTGTTGCAATCATTTTGTTTCTCCTTTATGTCGTTCAAAATAACCAAATAAATCCCATGAAAATTTGTTACCGTTGCGATCAAGCCAATGCAACTCTAAAACAGCTTCTTCTGCACCGCTGGGAGCTTTACTCCAATCTATCTCAAATAAAGCATCTGCTACCTGTTGGTCTGTTAATTTATCCCTAACAATCATTTTGCTTCTCCAATGTGGCGGTATTCTGTATTGTGTGTCCACATTGGGTGGTCATCTAAACTCTCCCATTGACCACAATCCTCATATTCAAACTCCACCCAAGGGTCATCACGTCTTTGTGCAACCTCTGCATATTTCATAATCATTTCTGCGTGTGGGTGAGGTGTGATTACTGGTTCTGGTCTTTCAAGTGTTATCGCGTCCTCTGAAGCAGTCCACAATTCAGAACCTTTACTTCCAGTAACCCAATGCAATCTTAAAACGGCTTTACCTGCAAATTTAGGCGCATCACCCCAATTCACATTAACTTGATTACCTGTTTGCTTTTTGTTCCAATCGTGAAACTCCTCGTATAAATCCATACTTGTCGATTGGTTACTAGCAATCCCGATTAATTCCGCAAGTTGTTCGTTTGTTAATAAACTCATACCCCTGTACTCCCGAAGCCACCTGCACCACGTTCAGTGCTACTACTGAACTCCTCAACTTCTACAAACTCTGCTCGCACTATTGGAATAAATTTCATTTGAGCAATGCGATCTTGTGGATTAATCTTGTACACACCAGTACCTGTATTCTTTACTGACACTTTAAGTTCTCCCGTGTAGTCGCTATCAATTAAACCAACACTATTGCCGAGTTTGATACCATGATTATGCCCAAGACCGCTGCGAGGTAAGATTACCGCTGCCACTTTATCGTCATTGATGTTGATGGCAATTCCTGTAGGAATCAATGCCGTTTCGCCTAAGTCCAGCTTGATTGCCTTATTGATGTTAGCGCGTAAATCCACAGCCGCTGCGCCAGATGTTTCGTAAGCCGGTAGTATCACTTTTTCGTCTAACTTCT